CTGGAAGCACAGCAACAGGAGGCGGTTTTCAGTGTACAATTGGACCCGTAAATGATAGAGCTTAATTATGTCAGGAATTAGTTATAACACATTAGTTACACAAATAAGAAATTACACAGAAGTAGATGCTAATGTATTTACAACAGATGTTTTAGAAAGTTTTATTTTAAACGCTCAACAAAGAATTATGATGGATCTACCTATGGATTCAGACAGGTTTGTGGAACAAGGTACGATGGCAGCTGACGTAAATAATATTAGAGTTCCAGCAGGAGCTTTATTTATTAGAGGTGTAGAAGTGTTTAATGCTACTAATTCAACTGAACAAGGCACATGGTTAGAAAGACGTGATCAAACTTTTTTAAGTGAATTTGTAGGAAGATTAACAGGTCCAGAAGGATCAACTACATCAGGAGCAGATGTAACTGGAAAACCTAAATATTACTCTATGTTTGGTGGAGCAACAGGATTGTCTGATACTACATCAGGATCTATCTATTTAGCACCTACTCCAGACGTTAATTATATATTTAGAATATATTATAACAAAATGCCAGATACCTTAGAATCTGGTAATCAAACTAATTATATTAGTTTAAATTTTCCTCAAGGTCTGTTATATGCATGTTTAGTAGAGGCATATGGATTCTTAAAAGGTCCAACTGATATGTTGACATTATACGAACAGAAGTATAAAACTGAACTACAAAAGTTTGCAGCGATGCAAATTGGAAGACGAAGAAGAGACGATTACACGGATGGAACAATAAGAATACCAATCGAGTCACCGCCTCAGTAATTAGGAGAAAAATATTATGGCAATAACATCAGCAGTATGTAACAGTTTTAAAGCAGAAGTTTTACAAGCTTTACACAATTTTACAGCATCGTCCGGAAACACTTTTAAATTAGCTTTATACACAAGCTCTGCAACTTTAAATAAATCTACAACAGCATATAGTGCAACAAACGAAATTTCTAACACATCAGGATCTGCTTATTCTGCAGGTGGTGGAACACTTACAAGTGTAACTCCAGCTTTATCAACTGATACTGCATGTTGTGACTTTGCAGACCTTAGTTTTACGTCTGCTTCTTTTACAGCTAATGGTTGTTTAATTTATAATGATACAAACGCGGATAGAGCAGTTTGTGCAATCGCATTTGGTTCTGATAAAACTGTAACTAGTGGAACTTTTACAATTCAATTTCCAACAGCAGACGCATCTAACGCAATACTTCGTATAGCATAAGGAGGAATTCCTTATGTCGGTAACCCGAACATTTACAGTAACAGTAGTTAGCACCGGTGGTGGTAACAAATATTTTATAGATGGTGTACAACAAGATACAGTAAATCTAGCAGAAACTGGAACTTATAAATTTGATCAATCCGATAGTTCTAATAGTGGACATCCTTTTAAATTTTCTACAACAAATAACGGTACACATGGCGGAGGTGACGAGTATACCACTGGTGTAACTTATAATGGCACACCAGGTCAAGCCGGTGCTTACACACAAATAGTAGTTGCAGCTAGTGCACCACAACTTTATTATTATTGTCAATATCACTCAGGAATGGGTGGTCAAGCCAACACTATTGATCCAGATTCTTATGGTGCATTAGGTTGGAATGTTAATCGTTGGGGTACAACAGATTCTTTTGCATTAGGTTGGGGTGCACAAACATGGAGCGGTGGTGAATGGGGATCACTTAATGATGCAACCTTTACACTTACTGGAGTTTCTTCTACTTCATCAATAGGTTCACCTACAATTACTACAGAAATAAATACAGGTTGGGGACAAGACGGTTGGGGTGTAGAAAACTGGGGAGCTTCGGGATTAGTTGTAGCTCTTACTGGTGTTGAAGCAACTACAGCTATTGGAGAAGACGTTAGTTGGGGTAAACAAACATGGGGATCTACAACAACTGGTTGGGGTGGTGAATATTATTTAAATGTTGCAAGTGTAATGGGCCTAACTGGAGTTGGTGCAACCTCAACAGTTGGAACACCAACAGCGATATCTGATCTTACATTAACTCCAACAGGACAAAGTTCAACATCAGCAACTGGTTCTGTAAATATAAGTTTTGATATTATTGTAAATCCAACAGGGGTTTCTGCAACATCAGCAATAGGTGCTTTAGCGCCAGCAGATGTCATGGGATTGACAGGTTTAAGCACTACTTTAAATGTTGGATCTCCTTTAGTTACATCTGATCCTTCAATAACTATAACAGGAGTTTCAGCAACTGCTAGTGTAGGTGCTTTAGCGCCAGCAGATGTTATGGGATTAACGGGAGTTTCTGCTACCTCAACAACAGGTTCTTTAACACCAGGAGACGTTATGGGATTGACAGGAGTTTCAGCAACTGCTAGTGTAGGTAATGTAGCTCCATTAGGTTATGAAGATGTTACAGCAACACAAAGTGCTAGTTATAGTAACGTAACAGCAACACAAAGTGCTAATTATACTGCAGTAAATGATTGACAATAACTGTAAAACAAATTAAAAAAAGATACTAATTAGGAGAACAAAATTATGGCATCAACTTATACGGCTCTCGGTGTAGAACTAATGGCAACTGGTGAAAACGCCGGTACATGGGGAACAAAAACAAATACTAATTTACAAATTTTCGAACAAATTTCTGGTGGATTTACTACACAGGCCGTTGGAGATTCTGGAACACCAACAGCTCTTACAGTTTCTGATGGATCAACTGGTGCTGCTATGTCTCACAGAATGATAGAACTTACAGGTTCTATTACTGGAGCTAGAGTTGTAACAATTCCTTTAGATACACAAACATTTTATTTTTTAAGAAATTCAACATCAGGTGCTTACACAGTACAATTTAAATATGCATCAGGTTCAGGAGATAGTTATACTTTTTCTGCAACAGATAAAGGTGATCAAGTAGTATTTGCTACTGCAAATGATGGAACTAACCCTGACATATATACTATGGCTTTTGGTGATGGTGATGTAACTCTTACTGGAACACAAACTTTAACAAACAAAACTTTAACTAGTCCTAAAATTGGTACTAACATTTTAGACACTAACGGAAATGAACTAATTAATCTTACTGCAACAAGTTCAGCTGTTAATGAAATTACATTAGCAAATGCTGCTACAGGTAATGCACCAACTATTACTGCTTCTGGAGAAACTAATGTAAGTCTTAACCTTGTTCCAAAAGGATCAGGTACATTACAAGGTAATGGTTCAGCATTAAAAATAGCCGGTAAAGAAACTATATGGATTCCCGCTGCAGCCATGTACGCTGCAACTACTAATGGAGCTGATGCAGAACAAGTAGAAACAACAGCAACAAGACCAGATATGAAAGTATTTGATTTTGATGCTAGTACAAAACAATACACACAATTTACAATAGCTATGCCAAAATCATGGAATGAAGGTACTTTAACTTATCAAGTTTACTGGGCACCTAGCACGACTAACACAGGAAATGCTATTTTTGGTTTACAAGGTGTTGCATGTGCAGATGGTGATACTATCGATGTTGCATATGGAACAGCTATAGAAGTTACGGACGCCGGTATAGGAACAGTTGAAGATCAACAAATTACAAGTGAAAGTAGTGCTATGACAGTTGCAGGTTCTCCTGCAGCAGGTGAACAATCTTACTTTCAACTATACAGAGATGCAGCGGATGGTGGTGACACATTCACTGGTGAATGTAGAGTTCTAGGTATCAAATTATTCTTTACTACTGACGCGGCTAACGACGCATAAGGAATTTAGATATGAGAGATTTAAAAAATAAACTTACAACTGGTAAGAACACAAAAAACATCCAAGGTAAAAAAGGTAAAATGTTCGGTTATCAAGTCTTAGGATTTGGATCAGGAGCTGATGGTGGTTGGGATGGTACAGCTGAATATTTAATAGTCGGTGGCGGAGGTGGTGGTGCGGGAAACCAGTCACCAAGATCAGCTTCCGGAGGCGGAGGCGGAGGAGGAGGATACAGAACTTCTTTTCCAGGTTTTGTAGGAGTAGTATTAACTTTAGCAGAGGGTGGCACTTATCCAGTAACAGTTGGAGGTGGTGGTGCAAAAAACGATAACCCTAGTAACAATTCAAATGGCGCAAGAGGTGGAAATTCAGCAATAACACACCCAACAATAACAGATATAGAATCAACAGGTGGTGGTGGCGGAGGTGCAGTAGCTGCTAGTGGACTTCCTGGAGGCTCTGGGGGTGGAGGTGGTAACAATCCCCCTGGAAGTTCATCAACAGGAGCTGGAAACACGCCTCCTGTAAGTGCAACCCCTGTAATGCCTGGAGGACAAGGTTTTCCAGGTCATGCTACACAACCTAATTATGAGTCTATAGGTGTTCCTGGAGGAGGTGCTGGAGGTGTTGGAGGCCCTGGATCTGGAACAGGAGGTATTGGTTTAAATAATTCAATAACAGGAAGCCCTGTCGGATACGCTGGAGGTGGTGGTGCAGGCGGTGCTGGTTGGGCCGGACATTTTGGATCTGGTGGTGGGGGACAACCCAATACATCAAGTGATCGTGGATTCGGTGCTGGATATGGTGGTGCGGCTGGAAATCCTGGTAAAACTAATAACGCTATAGCTGGTGCTGATAATACCGGCGGTGGAGGCGGTGGAGGCGGAGTTCCACTTGTAAACCCTATAGTTAGTCCAGCAGCAAACGGAGGTAGTGGTATTGTTATTATAAGAACTCCAGGAGATGTAAATTTAGGTGTAAGTCCAGGAACTAATTCAGTTGCAACTTTACCTAGTGGAGAAAAAGTAGCAACATTTACTGTTTCAGGAAATTTAACAACTTAATTATTATGGCACACTTTGCAGAAATAGATTCAAACAATATAGTAATAGAAGTTAAAAAGGCTTGTAATATTGATATTCAAAATAATGGTGGAGAACAATCTGAACAAGCTGCAACACATTTTGAAAGTGTGTGTCCATTATCAGAAAATGGAATTAAATATGTTCAAACTTCTTATAATAATAATTTTAGAAAAAAATATGCTGGTGTTGGTTATTTTTATGATTCTACAAAAGATAAATTTTTAAGTCCACAACCTTACGCTTCATGGTCATTAGATAGTGATGACGATTGGCAACCACCATTAACAGAACCGACAATTACAACTGATGGTTCAGATTCTATAGAGACTGCAGTGTGGGTATGGAGTTATGATTGGGATGAAGATTTTTATCAAGCTGATAATACTAAAGGTTGGAAAGGTAAAAAAATGAATATAAATAATACAGATCATACTGACACAGCTACTTACTATTGGAACGGAACAGCTTGGGTTGCTGAATAATTAATTCTTTACTTTTATAATATATTTAATATATAATATTTATATAAAGATTATAAATGAATTTGCAAAATTATTATTATTATTTTCAAAGTGCTCTTACACCTAGATTTTGTGATGAGTTAATTAAATATGGAGCTTCAAAACAAGAACAATTAGCAAAAATAGGAAACTTATCTAAAAAAAATTCTTTAACTAAAAAAGAAATAAAAGATTTAAAAAAAACAAGAGATTCAAATATTACATGGCTTAACGATAGATGGATTTATAGAGAGATACAACCCTATATACATCAAGCAAATAAAAATGCTGGTTGGAACTTTGATTGGGATTATTCTGAAAGTTGTCAATTTACAAAATATAAATTAAACCAATACTATGATTGGCATTCTGATTCTTGGCCTGATCCCTATGCTGATGAAACAGATTCAAATATGAATGGTAAGATTAGAAAGTTATCTGTTACTTGTTCTTTATCTGACCCTAAAGATTATAAAGGTGGAGAATTAGAATTTGATTATAGAAACCTTGGTCCAGAAAAGAAAAGAAAATTTGT